GAACAATTGGCAAAAATTCAAACGATTTGTGATGACCGCTTTACTGTTAACTCTACCTATAACATTACTCCTGGGAGCAGTCATTCTAGTGTACGAAGCTATAAGAGATGTTACATCATGCAAACAGTGCCAGTCATCGGTGCAGACCTCAACGTGTATGCGTGTCATAACAAAGCCTACGATAGCACTGGTTGTATAGGATCTATTAACGGCAAACGCTTTACCGACTTATGGTTTAGTCAGGAAACCAAGCAATACTTTGAGAAGTTCAATGCCAAAACTACTTGTATGCACGAGTGTTCTAACGATGGAAAGAACATATTGATTAACGATTATGTAAACGCTAGTACCGATAACTTTATTTAAGGAAAAACAATGGCTACCAAAAAGAAAAAGCTAGATGTAAAACAATTTAAAGAACCAGAAAAACGTGTACCACCCAATATATTTGTAGCCACACCGATGTATGGCGGTATGTGCGCTGGCTTTTACACACAATCTATTTTGCAATTAACTAAAGTATGTGCAGACAATGGTGTTCAATTGTCATTTAGCTTTATGTTTAATGAGAGCTTAATTACACGTGCTAGAAACTCATTAGCGCAAACATTTTTAAAAACCAATTGCACTCATTTAATGTTTATTGATTCAGACATTTTGTTTGATCCAAGAGATGTTGTAACCATGCTACAGGCTGATAAAGATGTGATTTGCGGTATTTACCCTAAGAAAGAGATCAATTGGAATAGCGTAAGACGTGCTATGGATCAAGGCGTACCAGAAGATCAACTTAAATTTCATACAGGTAGCTTTGTAGTCAATTTAGTTAACTATGCTGGTGAAGTAACAGTGCCTATCAATGAACCAGTAGAAATTTTCAATGGTGGCACTGGATTTATGATGATTAAGCGTGAAGTGTTTGATACTTTAAGACCTCACGTACCTTGTTATTCCAATGACGTTGTTGACCTAAACAAAACAATGGTACAGGGAGATCAAATAGCAGAGTATTTTGCTACTTCAATTGAGCCTGAAACCAATCGTTTGTTGTCTGAGGACTATCACTTTTGCCGTGAATGGCGCTTGATTGGCGGTAAAGTATTTGCTGCGCCTTGGGTAAAGCTGGCACACGTAGGATCGTATGCCTTTGAAGGTCAGTTAATAGCTACTGAGTAATTGAATCGTATTGTTTGTAACAGGCATCCAGGGCAGTTCTTATTTTGTCTGCTCTGGTAGCTTCCCTGATAAGAAACTCTGCATCCTCGGCAGAAAGGGATCTCCCAGTTCCATCTTGTCCAATGTTGGTGCTGTATTGACTACGACTGGGGCGGGAGCGCAACTGCACAAGAGCATTAGCAAGCTGATCGTTAATAGCGTTGATTTGAGCATCTTTGTCCTTTCTGATTTTGTCGGCAGCATCTTGGTTTTCCTTCTCTTTCTGTTGAATGATTTTCTCCTGAGCAATTTTTTCCTGAGCGATCTTTTTTTCGTATCTCCATCCATTGACATTCCAGCCAGCTAGGAAGGTCAGAACTACAGCACAAGCATAAGCAATTAGTTTGATTTGCACTGGTCATATTCCTCTTGTCTGCGTTTTAAAAGCCCTGGTACAACCTTACCCCCAGCCGTATCCCACTTTAAAAGCTCTTTGCAAGCCCCGTCATAGTCACTTGAATTAAGTTTTTTATTAAGGGTTGAATGGCAGAAAGCAGACACCCCAACATTATAGGTAAAATCCAAATAAGCATCGTATTCTCCTTGAGATATAGGCACTCTAATACACTGCACCATCCCCTTGGCGTGTTCATCCAGACTTTGCTCTAGCTTTACTAAAGCCCTTACTGGATCGGTAACGTCACCCTTTTTAACACCGTCTGCTTGACCGTATCCTACGGTATAAACACCGCCTACATCTTGGTAAGCGTTGCTTTTGTATCCTTCATGTACAGCAATGCCAACAAGCGCAGCAGCGCTTATAACTAGCGCAGCTACGGGCTTTCTATCCAATTATTGACCCTCTACAGGAGTTTCAATAGTAGTTTCTAAAGGAACTTCTGGGGTAGGCTCAGGCGTTTCTTCAGGAGTTGGCTCAGGTTCTGGTTCAGGAGCAGTTACTACAGGCTCAGGAATAGGCTTTGGAATAATTTGTTCTGCTTGTGCTTGAGGTTCAAATCTATCTAAAAAAGCAGCAAATTGACAAGCAACGGTATGAGTTTCACTACCAATACCTTTACCAACATAATTTAAAAAATCAACAATTTTGTCTGTAAAACTCATTTCTTTTCCTTATGTGGTTCTGTTTTATGAGAATCACGAGCAGTTTTAACACCAGCAGCTACAGGCAAAGATTCTGGTGCGCCTTGCTTGAGCTTTGGGTTCATGGTCTGACCGATGGCTTTTAAGTTAAGACCTTGTTTTAGATGACCTTTCATTAGTACACCTTCTTTCCACCTGGGAATGAACTAGAACTGTTTTTGCTGTCTTGATTATCTTCAAAACGCCATACAGCTTGGAAACCCCCCGCTGGCATCGTTCCCAAACGATAGTGCTTGTGCCGACCATAAGTGTCGCTAACCATTTCTGGTCTTACAGGCTGCGACTCTTTAGGTTCAAACATTTTGTTCCGTTTTCCGTTTTCTTCTTTCATAATCTTCCTTATGCTTGTGATTCTTGCCAACTTAAACGAGCAAGAATGGTTGCGTTAGAACCACTGACGTTGTTTGCTACGACATACAAAATATCTGGACCGTCTGGAAACTGACCATTGGTTGTTGCGTTTGGAACAGTATTGTTTAATCCACCACCTAAAATAGAATTACCGATACCAGCTACGGCTGTTAGATCAAGAGTAGTTTGACCAGAACTGTTTGTAAACGCAGCTCCAATTGACTCACCACCAGTAATGGTTGCAGAAGCATTTGAATTAGATGCCACCTGACAGATAGATGATGTGTAAGTGTTATTTTGAGTTGGTGAAGCAAAAGAACCGCTAAAGCTGGTTGATTGACCATTCAAAATTAACTGAATTAAGAATGTACCAGTAGTAACAACACCCAATTCACGCAATTGCAACTGCAAACGATTGATAATTTCTTTGTTTCCTAGTGTGCCAACTGTGCCGTTATCTACGCTAGGGGCTACACGAATAGCAAGAATAGGAACTACACCACCATTTGCAACTGTTACGTTAGCAGTAGTACCGTAGTTAAAGATTAACGATACGTCATTAGAAAATCCACCATCCATCACAACAGATGAACCCCAGTGTGAAATGACTGATACCGAGTCAGGTGGGGAATACTCTACTGATACTGGAGGTGTAGCATTAGTTGCTGGAGTTGCAGCGGTAAATGCTGTTGCAGCAGCGCCACCTGTAACGCCTCTTGTCACGCCTGTTAGCTGATCGTATCCTAATCCTGAAGCTGAATTAGCAATAATACCTGTGTAGTTTGCATACTCAATAGCAGCATTTACAGCAGATCCAGTAATCTTAACTGTACCGCCTAAAGGATTAAATCCTGAGGCGCTGACAATAGGAATCACGTTAGCTACGTTAGTAATACTTGAATACAAGGTGGTAATTGGACCTTGACCATTAGATTCATAACGACTTGGTAAGTTACCAGAACGCAAATAGGCAGTAGGCTGTATGTTATTGTTTTGCAATGCGTAAACGTAGTTAATTGTGCCGTTAGTAGTTCTTAAACCCCAACGAATAACACCAGCACCGTACCAAGAATAATCAATAAACCACATTTGGTTTTTGGTCAAATCTATGTTGTAACCTGAAGGACCTGTACCGTCACAAGGATCTAACCATTGTGAACTAGGAATTTTTAGATCAATGGTTTTAGAAACAATCGAATTGGTGACGTTAGCACCACGATATTCAGGAATAATATTTAAACTAGTATCACTAAAAATATTGGTTACACGATAAGATTGACCACGAATAACTATGTAATCACCAACATTTATTTGATTAGTAAATGCTGTACCAGTACCTGTAACGGTAGCGTTACTTTGGGTACAAGCAACAACACCACCTAATTGGTTAACGCTGTTACGGTAAACGGCATACAAGGTTTGACCGTCATATTGGAAGAACATACCATTTTGACTATCAAAGAAACCAATTTTGTTAGTTGATCCATACCAAGAATATGGGCTAACAGTAGGAGGAAAACCAGTTGCAGTGATAGCTACGTTGCTTGCAGGAGTGACGTTATTAACAGTGTTATAAGTCAATGTATTAGCATTAGGAACGCTTTGAATCTTAAAAATACCATTGTAAGTATTTGATGTTGCGCCAGATACCTGAATGGTTGCATTGGTGGTCAGGTTATGTGGAGTACGAGTTACTACAGTAATAACTGAGCCACTAGCTGTTACGTTGCTAGTCAATAATTTAGGTTTTAATACAGAACCAGTTGAAAACTGAATACCTTTACCAGATTGATAACGGAAGTAACGTCTTGTTTGACGAACCATTTGCTGATTAGGTACAGCAGATCCAGCAGTAAAGTTTACAGAACCGTTATATGCACGGGTTTCAACGTATCCTGATGGGCGAGCATACACTGTACCTAAAGCTGTTCCAGTAGTTGCTGTGCCTGTTAATGTAGATACGATTTGAAATTGATTTGCTGATGATATGGTTGATACTACCCAAGGTCCATTCAAACCTGCCACACCTGTAGTGTTGGTAATATAAACTAAAGAACCAGCAGACAAACCGTGTGCGTATGTGGTATTTACTACAATTAAACTACCAGTAAGAATAATGGCAATAGTGCTTGTAGGAGCTACAGCAATACCGCTATTGGTATAAAAATAACCTTGGTATCCGTATGTAGCAGTTTGATTATATAAAGTTCCAGAAGCAGTGTTTGAAGTAGTTGTGGCAATGATTGCTGTAGCATTAGATGATTGTGTCCACCACCATCCGTTAGCATTAGGATCAAGCGTTTCTTCCAAGAAAATTGGCTGGTTAGCACCAATATTTGAAGTGGAAGAAATGACAATCGTTGTTGTGCCGTTACCCGAAATATTAGAAATATTTAATGGATTGTTGGTAAAGTAATAACAAGATTGACGATTGTTTTCAAGCGCCAATTGCTCCCATTTAGTAGATTGTTGACCATACTCAAAGTCAGTATCAATGAGGGACTGGGGAGTAGATACCCTGTATTTACCTACGGGGTCTGTTTGAGCTGCTTGGGGTACTACAATCATGCTATCTGGCATATCAGTTCCTATTCAGTGTTAAGTTCAGTTTTCGCTTTCAGTCTGTCCTTAGTGTTAATGACAAGATAACTGAAAATGCTGAAAAAAGCCATTGTTACAAGCCTTTCCCAACGTGGGTCGTACATTGCCCAACACGCCAGACCAAACGACAGACCGAGTGACAAAATCACCAATAAGCGGTCTGAGATGATTTCTAACGCTAGGCGAACAAGTGCTACAGCTTCCATTTAATATCCCCTTAAAGTTAAACAAAGACATAGTTTAACCTTCCTCATCATCTACTGCAATAAATCCGCTACCCCACTCATCATCACTAATCTTCTGCTTCAGTTTTTCAATATTTACCATACGGTCAATAACCTTGCATTTATCAGTAAGAGAAGCGCCTTCGTCAGCCATTACTTCACGTAATAGCTTAGCTACAGCATCTTCAAGATCGGGGTTTAATCCTTTTGTTTTTTTACTCATTTATTGACTAAACGCCTTAGTTGCCAAACCGCTGCCAACAGTTGCAGCAGCTCCATAACCCAACGCCCTGTAAACAAATAACTTAATTTTGTCTTTCATTTCGTTGGCATCTCTAACAGTCAATCTCACTTGCTCAATTTGACGTTGTAAATCACGATATTGCGCTTGGTCAATTTGACCGTGTTGAAGCATTTTTTTAGCCAGGTTATTACTTGCAGCGGTAATCTTGGCTGGGTCATTAGCAGCAACAGCAAGATCAGATTCAAAAGTTTGATAATCCTCAGTAAGTTTTTTCTTTTCTTGAGCAATTGCTTGTTCAGATTTGGCTGTTTTTCCTGCTGCTCCAGCACGTTGTTCGTACTTCCTTAGATCAATAGCGTATTTCTCAGCCATTGGCAAAGAATTGGTTTCTTTAAGCATTGAACGGTTTTGACGAATAAAAGTTTCCACTTCTTTAGCGGATGACTTACCCTCTAACTGGCTTGCAAAATAGCGTTTTGCTTCAGCTTCAGCCAATTTACGATCATTGCCAAAAGCAGAAATTAAAGCGTCAAAATTTTCTCTTGACTTAAATACTCTGCCAGGAATATCTTGTGCGGACACGCTGGCAAAGTTTTCGTTCTTACCTGGCAATTGAACGTCTGTCAGAGCTTTACCAACTTTGCTTTGGAAAACACGTAACGGCTCAGAATCTTTAGCGTATTGCTTTAAAAACTTATCAAATCCTGGAGAAAACTCTTTTTGAATGTTTCCTACCAATTCAGCTAATCTACCAGCTTGTTGTTGATTGATGGCATCAAATCCAGTTTCAGGAAAACCAAAAGCCCTATCAGACAATCTGCGTCTGACGTTTTCTAAACCTTCAAAACTAGCAGGTCTGCCAGTAACAATACCAGTAGTAGGATCAACTTGACGTGGGTTAATGTCACTTAAAAACTTGCTTAAAACATCTCTAGATTGCTGATTAGGCACGTCTGTCAAACCCGTTGCTGGGTTTCTAATCATTGTTTTAATTTCTTTTTCGGCTGCTTTATAAGAATCAGAATCTACTGGTTTACCCTTAGCATCTAACACAGCATTGCCAGAAGCATCTAATTTATGGATGGGCTGAATACCTTTTGACTCTTTTTGAAAAGCGTCACCAAAAGCAGCTTGTTTGTTTGTTTCAGCGTTAGCAGAACGTCTGGACTTAAGCGTTTCCATTACTTTGTTGGCAGATTCTTTAACTCTGTTTCCAATGTCTTGGAATGTTTGAGCTACTGGTTTAAATCTACCAGCTTCTTGTTCAACACCTACGCCTGGCAATGGTTTTAAAGCGTATTCACCACCAGTTTGCGCTTTTTGCTCCGCTTTGCCAGCAATAGCAGCACGTTGTTCAGCAGCGGTCATCTCCTCGCCAGTAGTCTTGGCAATTTGACCAGCCTTTCTTTCGCCAGTTAAACGCAAATCTTCAGCTAATTCTTTAGCAGTCTTTCCAAGGCGTAAATTTTGAGCAAGTGCTTGACCACCTTGTATTGCTGATTTACCTGCTTTATACATAGGAAAAGCAGTCATTCCAATGTCAGCAGCAATTCCTAAAGGTTCTCCTACTTGCTTGCCTTTTTCAAATTGCATAGCAGCAGGTGTTTGCTGCATAACAGACGGACCTTTTTCACCAGTCAATCCACTAATTACCCCTGAAGCAAAGCCCTTTTCCCTTTTAGGAAGCATGGCAGGTGATGTAAACGCTGCTTTACCTTCGTTTTCCGTTACTTTTTGAGTTGGAATAAGCGCAGCGTATGGATCTGATCCACCGCTACTTTTTTGAGGAATTAGTGATTCGTAATCATCCATTAGAGATCCTTACCAGTTTTTTCCTTAAACATTGTTTTAATTTTATCTTCTGGTGCGCCTTTTGCAATTGCTGCTTTAGCTCTGCTGCGTTCAGAATCAATATCAATTTCGCTATCACCTTGAGGAACATCGGCAACACGACCTGTTTTTTCATAAATTGAATCAAGCCTTGGTCTTAATTGTTTAAAGCCTGGGTACACTTCTTCGCTAATAGCAAGGTTATCTTTAAGGGTGTCATTTACTCCTTTAAGACGTTCATCCAATGCTTTAGCGGTTAAGCCACGCCAGTTGTAAATTGGACCAAGAATCTTTTGTTCACTTGAAGTAAGGGATTTACCACCAACTTCAAATTCCATTGCTTGAATACGAGCCAATTTTTGAGAAAGCTCAGGAAAATTCTCTCTTAAGTTGTTAAGAACGTCTGGCATATACCCAGTTGACACATTGATTAACTGACGGTATTTAGGATCTTCTAGTAAAGATTGAATATCCTCCACGTTTTTAATCATTTGATAACGTGTTGTGTACTTGTTAATTGCGTCTTTGTCTTTTGGAAGCACATTGGCTGTAACATTATGTTTAGCAGCCAATTCACGCATTTTAATAATCATTTCGCTGTTGCGCTTGGCAATTTCAGCAGCAACATCATCACGACCTGATTGAATTAAAGATGCTAAAACACCAGGATTTTCAGTGGCAATCTCTTGTGCTTTTATTAAAGCAGCTTCCTTGTCAGTTACTCTTAACTTTTGATATTGCTCTAAGTTTTTAATTAAACGATCATTTACTTCTTTAATACGAGCAGTTTCTTTGTCAAAAATAGCTTGTTCTTTAGTAAACAAGTCTTTACGACCTGCTTGATAACCCTTAAGCATACCGCCCATAGCGTTTAAAGCATTTAAAGATGACAGTTTTCCGCTACCACCTAAAGCTATTCCCATAGTGGCTACTAGACTAAACAGACCACCAATATCCATCATGTTGTCTTGCGTAGGCTTAAACTCAGGAGCAGGTTGCATCAAGCTCATGGTTTCATCGTACTTAGCCTTATCTTCAGACGCAATTTTTTCTAATGCTTGTCCTTTTTCTTTAAGAACTTCGCCTTCTTTAGCAGATTCCGCTTTAATTTTTGATTCAACAGCCTTTTCTTTAGCTGCTTGTTCTTGCTTTAAAAAGGGAAATTGCTTTAGCTCTGTTCCTACAGCATTAGCTAATTCTGGAGTGTTTGTTTCAGCCATTTTTAAGCCCTAGGTTGAGTATAAGGAACGCCAGTTCCAGTGCCACCAACAATGCTGGCTAATTGACTATAAAAATTATTAGTTGCAACACCAAGTTGTTGATCTAATTGCAAACCTGACTGAATAGCACCAAGACTAATATTGTCACCAATTTGCATAACTTGCAAACCGTATTTATATTGATTGTCCAACAAAGTTTGATAAATATTGGCTATTTGATTGGCTGATTGTTGTGCTCCAACTCCACCTCTGTTTGATTGAGATTGAGCTAATTGGGCTTTTGCAGCATCTAATGCTTGTTGGCTTGTAGCGCTTAATTGTCCTGCTTGAGCTTGAGCTACTAATTGTTGACCTTGTTGTTGATAAGGCTGTGCAATATTTTGTTGTTGTTGTGTAGCGGCTTGAGTTTGATTTCCAGCTTTTCTGACTTGTGATGCACCAAACAATCCTAATCCGCCAGCCAAACCTAATTTAGCCAAGGTAGATGGATCAGTAATTCCTTTTGTTAATCGACTTAAAAATCCTTGATCCTCAGGTTTTGAAGGGGGTGCTACACCGCCAGTGGCTTGATCTGGACTAACAACTCCAGGAACAGGGGATGGCAAATTACCACCAGGAGTAAATGTTTGACCTACTTGCTTTGGAGCAACGGCTGCAACACCAGGTTGCGCTTCGCTACCACCAGTATAAGAAGTAAATTGATTTTGTGGACCAGAAACATCATAAACAGGAGAAACTGAAGTTTCTGGTGTTTGATTTGCTGCATTTTGAGTTGCAATTTGTTCGGGAGTTCCGCCAGCATAAGCATCAAAACCTTCTCCATCATCAAATTCGGGTAAACCCGTATTTGGGTTAATGTTACCACTTCCTCCATGACGTTTTAAAAGAGCAGCCTCTTTAGGGCTAATGTGAGCAAGAATTGTGTCTTTATTGCGACCTTTTGAACGCAATAATTTAGCAATAGCTGCTAAATCTGTACCTAGAGCTTGATTGATGTTTGCCATTTTATATTCCTAATGCTCCTCTTAAAGATTCTAAATTCCATACATTTTTTCGTTTTCCGTCACTTAGCATATTTGGCTCTCCAGTGGCTTCTGCTGGATTAACGGCTGGACCTTGACTACCTAATAATGCCGATGCCAAAGGATCTCTAGTAGAAAAAACATTGCCAATGCTAGGTGTAATTCCGCCTATTGTGAAGGTTTTTGGTGATGGTGTATAGGTAGATTCCGTTGTATCTGTTGGCGTTTCTATAGATTGATCTGGAGGTATTACGGTAGATTCGACAGGCTGTGGTTCTGGAACAGGTGTTATTTCTGAAGATATTGATGCTGGTTGCTCCACAGGCGCTGGTTGCTCCACAGGCGCTGGTTGCTCCACAGGCGCTGGTTGCTCTACAGGTGCAGTAACTGGCGCTGGTTGCTCCACAGGTGCAGGAGTTGATTGATCCTTTGCAATAAGATCTAAAATATTTTGATCTACAGGAGCAGGAGTTTCTTCAACATTAGATTCTATAGGGGCAGGTTCAACAGGTTGTTGTTCTGGTGCAACTTCGGCAGGAACAAAAGGCGTTGTAGTTTCTCCTCCAGCATCAGTTAAAACTTGGCTTCCTTCAGGCAAAAATTGTGTAGTTACTCCTGCAATTGGTGCGGCAGCAGGCTGTATTACATCTGCGGGTTGCGTCATTGTGGCTACATTTGTACTAGGGTCAACAGATACAGTTGATCCTGGCTGTATATCTGGTGTTGCCGTCACTTGTAAAACATTTCCTGATAAATCCATTACCGCAGCAATTTGCTTTACAGGATCAACTGCCATTACAACAGCGGTTGTTGGGGTAACTGCATTAGAATTAGGGCTAATTGTTGCGTTTTGATCGCTACCTGTATAAACCTCTCCAGTAGCGGGATTTGTGGTTGTATCAGGACTTGCTCCACTAGTGGAAGCTAAATTTATTAAGCCAGAAGCAATTGCGGATTGAAGCGGATCTTTATTAGTCAATGCACCAGACAATGCACCTGCGCCAGCACCAGCAATGGATGAAGGAACGCCTGTTTCTGCAACACCAGTACCAACAGCGCCTGTAGCAGCTCCAACTAAAGGATTATTACCGCTTATGGCTGATTTTGCTGCACCAGCAGCAGCATTAGAAATAATACTTGCCGCATCAGATCCTACAACGCTAGATATTTCACTAGCTACAGGAGCAGCAGCACCTCCTACAGCACCAGTAGCCCCTCCAATTAAAGCTGCATCAGCAATTTGAGTTGGTGTTCCACCATTGGCAGCGGTAATTATAGCGGCAGATCCAGCTCCAATTGCAGCAGTACCAGCAGCGGTTGCAGCAGCACCAGTTAGTCCTAATGAAGCCCCAATAGCAGGAGCTAATTCAGGAGCAACAACAGAAACAACTACAGCAGAAATTATGGTTAATATTTCTCCAAATCCACCATTTTCAGCAGCAGCTTCATTAGCTATTTTTTGTTGGTTAGCAGAACTTGAATTGGCAAAGTTTGTGTTTGTAACAGTATTTATTTGATTAGGAGTAAGTCCAGCTTTAATAGCATCTGGAATCATTGACTGAATTTCAGCGTTTATTGGCGCTGCTCTATCAAATGTATTTTGACCATATTGCCAACCAGCTTCTTGACTCAATAGCGCAAATTTTGCGTTGTAATACGCTTGAGGGTTTACAGCTTTAATAGCCTCTAATGCTTGTTGCTGGTCTTGAGTAGAGCTAAATTTATTAGTGGTATAACTACCAATAATATTATTTACTAAAGCATTTGCCGCTTGAGTGTAATACGAATTTGGGTCAGTAGTTTTTAAATTGTAAAAATCATCAACTTTATTTGCTGGTAAGCCCATAGCTTGTGTATATGGGTCAGAAAATCCAGGTGTTGAAGTATCAACAGTCTGAGTTGTGTATTTGTTTGGGGTGGTAGTTGCATACCCCATTCCGCTATAAGTTGTATTTTGAGCTTGCTGTGTTAAATTACCACTTGTATCCGTATACCATTGGTTAGGATTAGGAGTTCCAGTAGAAATAAGTTCTCCACTTGCAGAATATACATTTCCTGTTGATGGGTCTGTAAATCCACTTCCAAAAGTATCTACAGGATTACCATTTTCATCAAATGGTTGTCCACCTTGTACATAAGCAATTGCCATGATTATTTATTTTCTTTTATCATTTTTGCTAATTTTCCAGCACCAATTAAAGTTCCAATTAGTTTGTAATCAATAGTTTTTTGAACTTGTTTTTGGTCAATTAACTTCGCTTTAATTGCCTCTTGCACCACCATTGGATACAACTGTTTATTTTGTACAGATTGTTCCGCCATGTTCCCCAATTGAATCAATAAATTAGGATCAATATTGTTAGTTTTTAACAATTTTTTTAAATTTTCTTTAGCCTCCATTACGGCTTGATTTGCCGATTTTTTTTGGGGCGGGGAAACAGGAATATTTGCCATTATGTTAACCCTAGGGCAGATGCTATTTGTTGATGAATAGTTAAATGCGTTCCTATCCAATCGTAAAATTGTTCTTCTTTATTAAAATCCACATCAAGCATATTAAAAGGATTGCTTAAATTAAGGTAGCTTGCAAGCGCTTGATGTTCTACTTGATGAGCCAATAACCAGTCATCTAGATTGTCAATATTGGCATCTGTAATAGGGAATTTTGAGTAAGTTTGACCTGCATCGGTCAATGTTTCCCAAAATAATAAGTGCTGCGTGCCATTTTCAAACAAAAACTCTCCCAGGGATTCTTTATCCCCAAACTTCACAATAGAGAGAGTGTCCATGTTCACGACTTGTCAGCTTTCATGTCAATCTTGTCCAAGATACGGGCAAGAGTGCCTTTGATCTCCGCAATATCAATGCGGTAATCATCTTTCATGACATAACCACGTTCAATCTCTTTAACATCGTCTTTGAGATCACGAATGGCATCCCAAAGAACTTTAAAAAGCCATCCAGCAATAGTTCCAACAATTGAAGAAGCGATGTTAAAGAGTAATTGAAAGTCCATTATTAGCCTTGCGGTTGTTCTGGTTGTGGTTCGGCTAGAACTTGTGGATCGGCTTGAGTTTTAATTTTAGACAAAACTACCCAAGCCCCAGTCTTGGTAGGAAGCTCGCCTAAAGTTTGTAACAAAAAGTTTACTTCGTTTACTTCTAGGTCTAATGCAATTGCCATGTAAATCCCCTTATGCTGTTGCCCAAGGCAGCGGTGTGTTAGATGGTGAAACGGGCGGATTCACCAGTGAAGAAATTTGTCCATCAATGTTTGCGTAATAATTGGCAAGATTGTCAGTCGCAGAATTGATCCAGCCAAGAACAATAGCCTCAGTTAGTTGGTTATAAGGCGTGAAATTGGCTTCTGCTTCTTGTGGATTAAAGTTAATGTTTCCACCAATTGATGCGGTGTGAATACCATCTGTACCAGATACAGTGAACAAAACATTGACCACATACCCAGTAGGATTAGGCACTGTGTACATTGAGTTAATTGTGGTTGTGTAAGTATTTGACATTATTATTCCTTAAGCTACGATCCAGTTAGATCCGTTATAAAAGACGGGAATTGTTACTGCGCCACCACCGACAACGGTAGCGCCAAAGGTAGGTGCTAATGCGTTTGTTACATAAGCTACCATACCTACCGTTCCAGCAGGAAGTGTTGCTACTGTATAACCTTTAGTTCTTGTAGTAGCAGAAAATACTGCTTGTTGAGCGTTATCAAAATAAACACCAATATTCCCCGCACCATCAGCCAAAACAATGTAATTGTTAGAAGTGCGAATATCTAAACCGCCAGAATTACCTGTAAAACCACCAATAATGACATTAAGGTTTCCTGTCGTTACATTGTATCCAGCAGGATTATATCCACCGCCAAAAAATTGATTGCCGTAACCTGTTGTTAAATAATATCCAGCTTGACTTCCTACACAAGTATTTCCATAAATAGCATTGTTTGAATTTGAAGTGTAACCAGCAGCATCACCAATAAAAGTATTTCCATTGGATGTTGTACTATACCCTGCTACCCTTCCTAATGCCACATTGCCTGTGCCAGTTTGATTTGTAAAAAGTGTTTCAAAACCAAACCCAACATTATTACTACCGGTTGTATTTCCTTGCAAAGCATAAAAACCATAAGCATCATTAGCATTTCCAGTTGTATTTGCTAATAAAGAAGCATACCCAAAAGCAGAATTGTAAGTACCTGTGGTGTTTGCATACATAGCAGACAAACCAACAGCAGTGTTATATGCGCCTGTTGTGTTGCTGTAAAGAGCTTGAGCACCAACGGCAGTTAAAGGAGTACCAGTTGTATTACTGTACGCAGCTTGATAACCTACAGCTGTGTTGGATGATGCGGTAGTGTTATGGGAAAGTGCTCCATTACCAACAGCAACGTTAAAGGTTCCTGTAGTGTTGGAATAAAGTGTTGGATAACCCGTTGTATCTAATGACCCAAGCACTGTATTAAAGCTGCCTGTGGTATTTAAGCCCATACTGCCGTAACCTATAGAACTATTATACCCTCCTGTTGTATTACCTACAGCAGCTTGATAGCCTATAGCTGTAATACCTGTAGTAGCTGTGGTATTAAGGGCAGCTTGAAAGCCAACGGCAGTGTTGCTAGAACCAGTATTACTTTGTAACGCCCCAGTACCTATTGCAACGTTGTTTATACCTGTTACGTTTGTTGTTAATGCAAGTGTTCCGATAGCAGTATTATTACTACCTGTTGTATTTCCAAATGCAGCTTGATAGCCTAATGCTACGTTGTTGCTTGCAGTAGTGTTTGAAGCAAGAGCTTGCTGACCCAATGCTATATTTCCAGCACCCGTGGTATTTGCGCTCAATGCGCTATAACCAAAAGCCGAATTAGATGTGCCAGTTGTGTTATTAAGAAGAGCGCTATATCCAACGGCTGTATGTCCGGCGCCTGTTGTGTTGTTAGACAAAGAAGCATAACCGATTGCAGTATTAGTAGCTACAGCGCCACTACCTTTACCAACAGTAAGACTTGATATAGATAAATCATTGGCTATTGTTGAAGTGGATGCACCTAATGCAATGCTTGTACCGCCAATAGTGATTGAACTGTTTGCTAAATAAGCATTAGCAATTGCTGTGCCATTCCAAACACCCGCAATAACCGTTCCTACGTTAGAGCTAGTAGCTGTTAAATTGGTAAATACACCTGTACTTGGCGTTACGTTTCCAATTGGAGTGCCGTTTATAGCATCTAAAGTTAACGCTACATTGCTAATAGTGCCACCAGTAATAACTACATTTGAGCTAGTAAAGTTAGTTACGGTAGCGTTTGTAGTTGTTACATTGGTTAAAGTAACTGATCCGCTAAGAATAGATACGTTTCCAAGGGCTAAATTGTAAATAGTGCTAGTGGTATTGCCTAAATAAACAGCAGTATTGCCCAAAGTAATAGGCGTAGCAAAGTTGGTATCTAGCTGGGATAGGGGCAGGGCTGTGGTAGCCGTTGCAAAAGTATAGGGTACTGTCATTAGAATCTCACTCTCAGTTCATGTTCAAATTCAAAGCCGTTATAGACAAATCCCGCACTATTAGATGTTACCGTTAACCCTAAATATTTTCCATATTGAGAAGCGTCAGATTTATATAATTCATATCCTACAGAATCCCAACTAATTGTTGCACCAGCATTATTTGTCCAAGGAATTGTGACAAACGAATTGTTTTGCCAAATAATTGCGCTAGATAACGAATATGCAGGGCTAGAACCAATTTCACTATCAACGGTAGCGGACAATGCGACTACATTACTGTTAGTAGCTTCAATAGCAAATTTTAACGCTTGTTTAGTCCTAATGGGATCACCCATTGGCATCAATGCGGTTTGGATACGGCTGGTAATCGTAGCGGTAGAATTGGCGTATAACTGGTACAGATTTTGACCAGCAGTTCCGTACAAAGTGACTTTACCGCCAACTGGTACAGAGGTTATATAGGCAAGACTATCGTTTTGGCTAGTTAAAAACCATTTTTTCTCAAAAAACACCGCTTGGATATAGCGATAGCTTTGAGTAAAGATGGCATCGTAATATCTAAAATTAAATGCAGCGCACAAGATGTTATTGATTAGCACCTGACCTGCATAAACAGGGCTGGCAAAGTCAATATTAGGAAACATACCATCTAAGCTATCTGAGAGCTTGGAAGTGGTAGAGCCCACTAGGGCATACACCCCATAATCGTTCATAAACAGCACGGAACGGAAGTACGGGAAAATAGCGTTAGGGCGCTTAGATCCTACAGAGGCACTTACGTTTGTGTTTGTAAATATAGTAGTACCACTAGTAGTAACCCTAACATCCGAAAATACGTTGATTGAATCATCCCCAAAAATATACAAAAAGTTATTAGCAGAAAGAAGCTGCTGAATGTTGCCATGAAGGGTTGAGTCCGTTAAGGTTATTGATCCTGCTGAAACGCTTGTGAAGTCACTATAAGACCCCGCAGCGCTGTAATAAATAGTTCGACCTGCTGCGATCCATGTTCGACCTGAAAATGTCGCTATGCTTACGTTTTGCGTGGTATTGACTATGCCTTGCAAAATAGCATTATTGGTTGCGCCACCACCTGAAATGGTGACAACAAGGTTCGCATTGTTTGTGTAACCTGACCCTGGGTTAGTCATTACCACTTGAGTCACTACGTTACCGCTAACAACAGCATTGCCTACTGCGCCTGAGCCACCGCCACCCGTAATAGATACGGTAATGTTAGAAGCATTAGTGTATCCAGCGCCTCCCGAAATGACGTTAATTGTGACTGTTCCAGTAGCAAAGGTAGTGTAAGCTGCTACGGCTGATGCGCCAGTACCTCCGCCACCTGTAAAAGTAACGGTTGGAGCAGCGTTATAGCCTGAACCAGCATTAGATAAACTAACAAAGCCAACGGTATTTGCACCGCTAGTTAAAGACGCTGTAGCGTTAGCTTGTACGCCACCAGTTTGATTCGGGGCTGAAATAGTGACTGTAGGGGCAGTTGTGTAACCAGATCCATTGTTAGTAATAGCTACTACACCTACTGATCCGATTGAAATTACGTTGTTTCCATCCCATGAAGATAGACCTTTTGAGGGATCTAGTATCAACATTCTGTCGTTGTACCACTGAGAATAGCTTATTCCAGCGTTAGAAAACGTACCTGCTACTGCTACGTTTCCTGTAACAGCGGTTTGAATGTTGAAATATTGAGCAGACCCGTCTGTCAAAAAAGCAATGATGTAGTCATTAAGACCAATATTTACAGAAGCTAATTGACTTACGGTATTTGACCAAGTAACCTCTACATTAGAGGAATTGCTTACTTGATTGTAAGTTGGAACAATTTTGATGTTAGCGTAACCAACTGGTTGAGCGTTTTCAATCCAAGAAAACTCATCTTCTTCGATAGCGGTGCGGTTAGCCTTGGTGTTAAGCCCTTTAAATTGCTTAACTACTTGGTATGATTTTTTCTGTTCGGCAGCAGCCATTGTTAATTAGGACTACTGTAAGCGCTTGGTATTCTCCTGGTGTAAACGGTATTGAGAACAGAAGCGATTTGTTTATCGTATTGTTGCTTGTATATCTCAGACTCGCCAAAACTTTGTTCATAAAACTTGGCAAGGTAAGCAGCGTAAAATTTTACGCAAACTGTATAAGGATCGTTGATAGGGTCTGTTGCTGTTGAGGTATTTAAACTCAATGCGGTTGGCAATATGACGGTATCAATTTCTAGTTGATAGACTTGATCTGGTACTGGTCCGAGATATATCTGGCTTTGCCCATATATGGTGAAAGCCAAAGGTCTGCCAATGTAATTTTGCCAAAAACGCAAACGAGCATTAAAGTCAGACCAAGACAAATAATCAAGCGGTACACGGGTGTTCCCCCAGTAAAGGTTGATATTAAGAATATCTAAAGTATTTGATCCTTGAGGCAGCGCTGCGTAATAAATATTTTCGCAATTTCCAACGTATTGCAAGTTGGCTGTTCCGTCAGAGAACGGTGTGCTTGGCGG